ATTACGACCAAGTTTATGATATAAGATATTCTTACACTAGTTATTCAACAGCAGATACAGATAGATTTAAAACAGTATTATCAAATGGTGGCACAGTTTATCTTGTAGGTGAGAATGGTAATTTTGATTCCAGAAATGACGCCATAGTTTCTTTTTTAAGAGATGTAACAGGTGATAATAATATTGCTCATTCAGGCAATTCGTGTTGTGGTAATGGTGAAAAATATTCAATGAATGAGAATAGGGATATACTCACAAATTATTCTGCTAGTGATGATATGACAACCGTGGCAGCAGGATATTTTTCAAACATAGGCACAAATGGTAAATGGTTATTGAAAGACCCAAGTGATTCAAATAAAATTATAGGTGCCTTGTGGGACGGTGATGCTATGAGTAGTTATGCAAATGGTAAAGTTGTAGTAGTGTTAGATATAAACTATGCCAGTCATTCAAGTTATTATACTAATGGTGACCAAGCATGGATAGACGCTATGATTACTGATGTTTTTGTTTCTACTGTAAATACTAGAAGTGCTACCAACATTACAATTACATCTGGTCAAACAACAATTATGAATACTGCTAAAACAGCAACAGGTAATGGTGTTACTATGAATATAACTGGTGATAATAATACCGTAAATATAGAACAAGAGGGTGAAAATAATTTTGTCATAGGAACAGATTGGTCAAGTGCTTCAGAAATATCAGGTGCGAGTAATACAATCAATATTGACCAAGGTAATGTAACAACAAGTGGTAGTAGTGGTAATAATGGTCTTGCATTAGATATTACAGGCAGTACAAATACACTTAATATTTCTCAAGGTGATTATGCTACTGATGTTGGTGACCACAGAATGTGGGTTGATATTGATGGTAGTACAAATACATTAACCTTACAACAAAGAAATAATGGCACCACATCAAGTGAGCATTATATGAGTGTAGATTTAGATTCAAGCTCAAATGTTATCACAATGCAACAACTTGACAATGGAGATAAGATATTATTTTTAGATATAAATAATAACAATAATACAGTAGATGTAACCCAATCAGGCACAGGCGAACATTATCTTGATATAACATTAGGCACAGGTAGTTATGCTCATGATGTTGATATATCACAGACAGGAACAGGTGACCATGCGGCTCGTGTTGATTTAGATGGTTATTCTACTGACTTTGATTTAAACCAACAAGGGTCTACTGACCAAGATTATAATGTAGATATGACTTGTGGTGTTCAAGCAGGTTGTACTCTATCAACAACACAAGGTAATTAATGAAAAAACTATTGACACATTGGACTACTGCCTTTATAACTTTGTTTATATTAACATATATTGGTTTACAGGATCCTTCAGTTAAAGAAATTTTAAGACTTAAATCATTTGACTATCTTTTAGCAAATGAAGAAAAGACACCATCAAAAGATATAACAATCATAACAATAGATGAAGAAGCAATTGAAAAGTATGGTCAATGGCCATGGCCTAGAAATGTAATTGCAGACTTAATTGTAGAATTACGACAAGCACAAACAGGCATTATAGTTATGCCTATATTGTTTAGTGAACAAGATAGATTTGGGCATGATGAATATTTTTGTGAAACATTAGGTTACGGCACAGTTATTGCTCAAGTAGGCACAACACAAAAGAATACGAGTAATGCAGTACCAAGAGGTGTTGCAAAGATAGGTAATCCACTTAACTTTTTATATGAGTGGCCAGGTATGGTAGGACCAGAATTATTTTTATCTCAATGTGCTAATGGTGTAGGTGTTATCAATACAGCACCAGAGATAGATGGTGTTGTAAGACGAGTACCACTTCTTATGAAGATAGGTGAAAATGTTTATCCGAATATGGCAATTGAAACCATACGAGTTGCAGTAGGTGATCCTAGTTATCAAGTAAAAGCAGATAATACAGGTGTTGTGGCGATGAGAGTACCTGCCTATGCAACAATCAATACAGACGCTAATGCTAGAATATGGTTAAGATGGAACAAAGAGTTTAACACTATTTCAGCTGCAAGTCAAGACTTTTCCGCAGCTGCAGGAACTACTGTAATTATTGCCTTGACAGCAGAGGGATTATCGAGTATAGTAGCAACACCTACTGGTGAGAAGTATGACTATGTAATAAGTGCTAATTCACTTCAAACAATACTAGATGGTGAAACGATTACAAGATTTGATAATTTACTTGAATTAATGCTTGCATTTTTTGTAGGATGTGTTATAATAGTTGTTTGCAGATACACACCATATTGGACTATTGCATTATTATTAGGTGCAGGTACATTTGGCGGTCTTAACTATACAACAATCGCATTTGAAGGTCTAGTATTATTTGATATCACATGGATACTATTGACAGCATTTATAGTAGGATTTCATTCTACATTCCTAAGATTTATATTAGAGTTTAGACTTAAACAACAAATACGAAAACAATTTGAGAAGTATCTAGACCCTAGACAAGTTGCTATTTTAGTTAAGAATCCTGAGAAGTTAAAACTAGGTGGTGAAAGAAAAGAAATGAGTTTCTTGTTTATGGATATTGTAGGGTTTACACCTATTTCAGAATACTATAAGAACAAAGATGATCCAGAAGGTCTGGTAAGTGTAATCAATGATTATCTCAACCGTATGAGTATAATAGTATTAAAAAATGGTGGCACAATAGATAAGTATATGGGCGATTGTATTATGGCGTTCTGGAATGCACCACTTGATTGTGAGAACCATGCAGAAATGGCAGTCAAAACTGCTATCGAGTGTGCCGAAGAAACAGATAAAATTAAAGCAGAGTTTAAAGAAAGGGGTTTACCTGATATCAACATAGGATCAGGCGTCAACACAGGCACTTGTATCGTAGGTAATATGGGTAGTGAAATGAGATTAGACTATTCTGTTATCGGTGATTCTGTCAATCTAGCAGCAAGACTAGAAGCAGCAACAAGAAACTATAAAGACGAGAACGGCAAGGTAACGCCTCTATTATACCCTTCATTTACATATGAAAAACTAAAGAATATCAAGTCAGTTGAAGTAGATAAAATCAAAGTAAAAGGCAAAGAAGAACTAATAACTATCTATAAACCTATATAAATAGTAGCATGGCAAAGACTGTATTTGATAAAATACTTGATACAACAACAGGTCCCAAGTCGTATGACTGGTATAGAAAACAGGTGGCAAAGATGACAACACCTGGTGCTAGAGCATTGATTAATGCTGGCAAGGCGACAATAAGACCAAAGTATGGTGTATTGAATTTATTTGGTTATGATCCTAAATTAAAATCAGTATTACCATATTATGATAGATTTCCTTTAATAATGCCTCTTGACGCTGCAAAGGGTGGGTTCTATGGTTTGAATTTTCACTACTTACAACCAGGGGCAAGAGTATCATTTTTAAGGCAATTGTCAAAGTATGCTACTGATAAAAGATATGATAAGAGAACAAGATATAATTTATCAGACGGTATACCAAATAATAGTTATTTTAAAAGAACGATAAAACATTATTTATGGAACCATGTGAGAACATCATTTTTGAATATAACACCAGACGAAATGGCAATTGGTATATTTTTACCTGTTGCAAGATGGGTTAAAGGGAGACCATATTAATGGCAATTTTTAGAGGCGGTAAAAGAGTAGGACCATTTGATATACGAATGGGATTTCCTAGAGATAGGAGTTTAGAAAATGTTGATAGAGATCCTAGAATGTGGCGTCCTGCCAATACAGATAATACTGTTGGTCGTTTTAGGTCAGCAATGGCAAGAGCAGATGGTTATGCTAGACCAGCAAGATTCGCTGTTGCATTGTTTCCGCCTACAGGATTAAAGAAACTTGTTCAAAGTGCAGAAATTTCATCTCCAGAAAATCAAGATACCCGATTTGGTGGTAATTTAGAAGCAGCAAATTCAGGTAAGTCTGTGAAAGATTTAACCCAATTGATGGGACAACAAATGAATATTCATTGTGATAGTGTTACAATGCCCGGACACGATTTAACAGCAGAAACAGTTGAGCATTTTGGTCCAACTAGAAATATTGTTACAGGTCATGGATTTACAGGAACAATTACTGCTTCATTTTATGCTGATAAGTTTTTAAGAGAAAGACATTTTTTAGAAATGTGGCAAAAATTAGCAGTTGGTATGACTAATCATAAAGCAGGATACTATAACGATTATGTTGGTAAAATGCACATATATCAATTAGGGGCAATTGCTGCTGAAGGTGATAGAGATGTGCCTACATATGCGATTGAAGCAATTGAAGTTTATCCTGAAACTATAAGTGCTATTGATTATTCTTATGGTTCATCAAATCAGATAGTAAAAATAAATGTAAACTTTCAATACAAAGAATGGTATAACCTTGCAAGTGATAAGATTAATGGCGTTAGTATGGCGTCCGCATTACAAGTATTACCTGAACAACCTGGTATGCCAGGTATACTTGATAGACTACCACCTGAATTAAGAAGGGCAGGTAGAGATGTATTTAATCAAGCAAGAACACAATTCCCAATAGGGAAATTATTTAAGGGGAAAGTATTTCCTCCATTTACTACATAATTTTATATAATAAAGGAGATTAAATTATGGCATTACCAAAACTGACTACTCCGACTTATGAGTTGGAAATACCTAGCACAGACGAGAAGATATCTTATCGTCCGTTTCTAGTAAAAGAAGAAAAGATTTTATTAATGGCAATAGAATCTGGTAAAAATTCAGATATTATAAGTGCGGTTAAAACAATCGTAAGTGAATGTACTTTTAATAAAATTAATTTAAGTACCTTACCTATGTTTGATGTTGAATATATATTTTTACAGATAAGAGCAAAATCTGTAGGTGAAACATCTAAACTAAAATTGTTATGTCCAGATGATGAAAAAACTTATGCAGATGTTGAAATAAATTTACCAGATGTAAAAGTACAAGTTGAAGAAGGGCACACTAATAAAATTGAACTAGACAATGATATGGGTATAATTATGACT